GAGCTCGGCCACTGACACCACCCGAAACAACTGAGGCTCGATGATGGTCGAAGCCAGCACCCAGATGGCATCGGTTTGCGGTGCCATGCTAAAGGGAATGGTCACCGAAAGCGTCCGCCCGCTGGCTCCATTGAAGTAGGCTCCCACCTGCCGCTCTTGCACAGTGCCATCAGGCAAGATTACCGAAAGCCTCCAAGGCAAGTCGGCTGGCAAATCCTGGTCCAGAGTGACGGTGGTGGTGGTAGCCGCTGCGATGCGTCCTCCCAGGCGCATTCCGCCCCGGCTCGGGTCGGCCACCTGAATGACATCACCAGGACGCACTACGGCACCTTCCAGGCCTGTGCGGAAGGTGATGATTTCTGACTCGGACTGCTCGGAGTACAGCAGCCACTTGCCCACCCGATTGGCCTGACCGCGCGAGGTGCAACCCATGGCCACCACATCGGCTTGCACCACGCCGTAACGAGCGATGCCTACGACGTCCTCAACGTATTCCACCTTCTGTCTATAAAAATCCTCCGGATCCACCCAGCTGACCAGGGCCACCGTATGGCGAGCCTTGGCAGATGAACCCTGGTAGGCGAGCTCGCCGTCGATGACGTTGGCGGAGGTGAACTGGTAGACCGGGTCTTGCGGCGCGTCCTGCGTGACCGTGATGGCACCGCCCGACCAGTAGGCCATGCCCCGAAACACCGAGGCCATGTCCTGCACAACCTTGTAGGCCTGCTCACGGGTCTGCAGGTACAGGTTACAGGTGAAGCGGGGCTCATACCCGCCCAGACCATCGGACACCAGCTCGTCACAGTAACGCGCTACCCGGTACAGCGCCCATTTGTCCACTTGAGACTCGGGGATGTAGTTGCCAAGGCCGTAGCGGGTGTTGGTCACCAGGTCATAAAAGCACCATGCCGGATTGTCGGTCCAGGCCACCTTGAACGTGCCATTCCAGATTCCGGTGTATGACCGAGTTTCAGGGATGTAGTTGGTCGGTACCCGAACGCGCAGGAGCTTCAAGTCATAGCTGCGCCGGGGAATACTATTGAACTGCGAAGCATCTACCCGCAGGGCCATCAAGGCGCTGTTGGGGTAGCGCAGCTTGCTCTCGATGACCTCGGTGTACGAGTCCAGAAAGGTTTTGTTTTGCAGGCTGCTCTGGGTCGCGTCTTCGGTGAGCCTGCGCAATCGCACATCCCAGGGGCCAGTGCCGGGCAGCGGCACGTAATAGCTGCGCTGGTAGCGCGAGGTGGTTTTGCCAGTGACCGTATCGGTGATCACCTGAACAAAACCGGAGCCCGCCGACTGCACATCGATCGCATAACTGAGCGTTGTCCCGTTCAAGTCTCCGTTGGTAGTGTCCTGCAAGGTCAGCGCGGGCATGCTGATCTTCAGACGCACAGCGTCGACATCGGGGTCCGTGATGGAGCGCACGACTGGCTGACCAAACTTGCACTCCACGCCGACCGAGACCTCGTTTTCTACCGAGGCAAAGCCGGGGATGTAGCCCTGCTGCTGGGTGCCCGGACGACTCTCGAGTGTGACTCCGGAGAAGTTGTAGCTGCCATCGGCATTCTGGATTGGCGTGTCGTCTAGAAACACCGACTGCAAGCCCTGGACCAGGCCTTCGATTTCTCCTTCGCACACCAGGTCGACCACGCGCGCGTAGGCTTTGGAGCGCAAGCTGTCGGCCGCTTCTTGCGCCACACGGGCGCTGCCCCCACCGGACTTGCCACCACCACCCGCACCGATGATCAAAGACCTGGAATCTGTCGGGGGAGTCGTCATACAGATATCTCGTCGACAGGTATTTCATCAACATCAATGCCCGCGCTGATCACGGCCGAGCCCACGATCATGCGGCCATAACCCACAGGCACGGGGTGGCCTTGGGCGGTGGTGTTCACGGCCCCGTTAAAGACATAACTTGGGCGATTTTCTGGGAGTTCAGACGGATCCGAGGCTTTAGCGGTGGGCGCAATCATCTGGGCCACACCGCCCAAAATCATGGATGTGCCCACCGAATACAGGGTGGCTTGGGACAGGAATGAACCCGCTGCTGCCCAGCCCATTGGGTTCCACCACGACACGGCGATCAGCGCCGCCCCCAAAAGGATTTGACCCAAGCCGTTGCCTCCTGCCCCGGAGACCACGGGCGCGATGGTGATGCGCTGTTGACCGGTGGGTTCATGCAGGCGTTCGAGCGACAAGGCGTCGCGCTCCACCAGAACCCGGTAACCCACACCGCGCTCGCCAGAGGACACCAACTCGCCCTCAAACTGCGGGAAATTGGCGCACAGGGCGCGCACAGCCTCTGCGGCCGAGGCCACTGCCATCTGATGTCGACGGCCAAAGCGCCTGCCCAGTTCACCGAGAAGAAGGATCGTGGCCATCGCAAGACTCGTTCTGCCCGCTTAAAAAGCGGTAAAGGAAATGGTTAAAGATGCGGATGCAGATCTGGATGCCGCAACGCGTGGGTGCTGACCTTTTGCCAGTAGCCGCCGTACACGTCCCGGCTGGAGAGCCTGCCCTGCAGGTGGTGCAGGATCAAACCATCGCCCAGATACACCGATGCATGGTTGGGTACCGGTGAAGCCACCTGCATCAAAAGCACATCGCCTACTTTTAGATCGGTCAAATCAGCAACTTCAAACCCAGCCGAACCAAAGTTGTCCAGGTACAGGTTCATGCCGCGCTTCCACCATTCGTCAAAGCGCCCAAAGTTCGGCAGCTCAATGCCCCGCTCCTGACCGTACCAATCGCGAACCAGGGCGTAGCAGTCGAGCACACCATGTGCCCATTGACGACCTACCAGGGGCGCAACGTACCCCTCAGGCTTGATCTGCGCCCACTGACCGGCGGGAAAGGAAACGATGAACCACGGCAAGCCTGTGGCCTCGCAAGCCACACGATCGGCCTGGCTGGGTTGCGCAGGCAAATTCGGATGTGAGTGAAAAACACCCACGATCTCACCCTGGTGATGGGCCTGCACATAGTCTTCAGGGTGAATCACAAACTGGTCGGTCCCCAAGCCAATGTTGCGGCAGGGGAAGTACACCTGCCTGCCCTTTTGAACAATCACCAAGCCACAGGCTTCTCGGGGATACTCGCGCGCGGCGTGGGCCAATGCCAAAGACTGATTAATTTCATTCATGGATTGATTTCATTCAAGGATTGCCTTGAGCCATCATCGAAACAAGCCAGCGGCAGGAAAGCCACCGAAGGGCAGCTCAGCATTCGTCCCAAATCGTCTCTGGCAAGATGCCAGGCGTTTGCCGCAGGTGTCCTGCGCCCTGCTGCTCACCAACTCATCGCTGGCGTTGAAATACGCGCTGCCCGTGTAACCACACTCGGCACCCCGGTAGGACCAAGGACAGACGTTTTGCACGATCTGCCGTCGTGGCAAGCTGACGCCCTCCAAATCAAACGATGCGGCCAACTCGAACTCGACCACCTCGCGCGTTTCACGCGACTTGCGGTCAACGCAGTACACATCGTCAGCAAACTCGGCCATGGGGTCTGCTGTCGGGTTCAAGCCGCCCTCAAAATTGACCGCGTCGAGGTACTTGGCCAGGGTTCGCTTGCGGGTGATCCTGGCACCCACCAGGTCTTGGTAGCTCAGCACCAGAGCGGTGATCGAGCCCGTGACATTGGCCACCCGCAACCGGGGACGGGGCACCTGCCCGCCACCGTTGAACTCAAAGCCCTCTACCTGGATCGGAAACGCCTCATAGGCGTGGCCTTGCCAGACCACACGTTGCAGGAGAGCGTTGGTCCCTGCATGAAAGCGCACGGGTCCCTGGCCAAAGATCGATAAATCGAGCACAAAAAGCTCGATCACAGCGCTGGGGGCAAGTTTCTGGATTTCTGAGGTGATCGCTGGACTGGTGTGGATGGTCTCGGTCATGACAAATCAAACACCTGTTTGAACGTGGCCCGCACCGTCTCGACGTTGGGCTCATCCATTGAGCGGCTCCACTCTTCGCAGGTGAACTTGGCCGCAGTGCCT